CCTGAGAAATGGAGAGAACGTCTTGAAGAAATTAATGTCAAATACTGTACGCCCCCTTTACCAGCTTCTGAAATCGTCACTATTCAGTCTCAACACGATAAGAAGGAATATGGTTTCCCCTGTGATCAAGAACCACTCAAGTCGTTCTGCAACAAAACGCTCTGCAAAACAAAAGCGTGTGGGATAGGTAGTCACGTTCAACATGTAGAAATTACTGGCCTGTGTGTGGTCAAGTCCGAACCACCTGTGTGGTTCTGTGACGTGGGTGGTCGGCGTGTCGAACTAACAACTGATGACCTGCAAACACCACAGCGTTTTCAGAAAGCATGTATGGAACAGATACATGTCATGCCACCGATGATGAAGATGGCAGACTGGCAGGTGATTGTGTCCATGTTGATGGACAGCATGAGTGAGATAGATGTACCAGAAGAACTTACCTATAAGGGCCAGTTTATGGACCTGCTAGAGGCGTTCTGTGACGGTCGGGTACAAGCCCAGTCTGCTGAAGAGATTGCACTTGGCAAGCCCTTCACGGACGACGAAGAGGGTCTTACATATTTCAAGTTAGAGGCACTTCTAAAATACCTGCGCAATCAGAAGTTCGACAGTTACAGCCGTGGTCAAATTCAGGAACGGTTAAAGGAACTAAACGACAACGGCACAGCAAATGGACAGAAAAGATTTAACACTACTAAGGGTGATACCAAACCACTTCGGGTGTGGTGGGTTCCAGCATTCAATGCCGAGGTCCAAGTTCCAAGTATCGAACTTGAAAGTGAGGTGCCCTTCTAATGCAGACAACAATCTTTGGTCCACCAGGAACAGGCAAAACAACTAAGCTTATATCTATCGTCAAGCAGGAACTTGAAGATGGCACAAGGCCAGAGGACATAGCGTTTGTGTCCTTCAGCCGTAAGGCAGCAGAAGAGGCGCGCAATCGTGCTTCGGCTGCGCTGAGTATGAACCCTGACCAGATGGTCTGGTTTCGTACTCTTCATTCAATGGCTTTTCAATACCAAGGTCTAAACAGTAGACAGGTGTTGAAAGGGAAAGACTTCACGCAACTTAGTCACATACTGGGGTTAGAGTTTTCATCCAACGCCTCTATCCGTATGGAAGACGGGCGGCTCTTCTCACCGGGCAAGGGTGGGGATGCCTATCTATCCATGATCCAGTTGGCTAGGGTGCGTGGAGTCACCCTCGAACAACAGTTCAGTGATACAAACAACAGGCATCTTCATTATCAGCAACTGAAGGTGGTGGACGAAGTGTTACGGGATTACAAGCGCGACACAGGTAAGCTGGACTTTGTAGATATGATTGACCGCTTCATAGCCGAGGGCCAAGGTCCGAGGTTGGATGTCCTGATAGTAGATGAGGCGCAAGACTTGGCTCCGCTACAGTGGCGCATGGTTCATGACGTACTAAAGCCACGGGCAAAGCGTATCTATTTTGCAGGAGATGATGACCAGTGCATTTACTCTTGGATGGGTGTGAACGTGCGTGATTTCTTGGACGCATCAGACAATAAGATGGTGTTAGATAAATCATATCGTCTTCCACGAAACATATATAACATAGCGGATTCTCTGGTAAATAGAGTGGTTGTGCGACAGCCAAAAGTGTGGTCACCTGTAAGTGAGGCTGGGCAAGTTGTCTGGCATCACGATATCATGGACCTCAACTTTAACAGCGGCGAGTGGCTGATTCTTGCTCGAACAAACTACATTGCTAATAAGGTTGCTACAGACCTCAAGGAACAGGGATACCTGTTCTGGCGTGAAGGTTCTGGTTGGTCCATCTCACCCAATGTACTAACCGGAATAGAGGTATGGCTTAAATTATGCAAAGGTTTGACCGTCACAGCGACAGAACTAAAGACATTATCTACATTATTAAAATCGGATATCGTGACCAAATCTGGAAGGAAGAACTTAGCCACCCTCGACAACGAAACGCCCTACGCTCTAGACGACGTAAAAGGGAACTTCTGTACGAACGACTTGAAAGAGAAGCCTTGGTACGAAGTATTGAAAGTGGCAGAGCAGGAGAGAATATACATCAGTTCAGTCCGTCGGATGGGAGAGAAGATACTGACGGACAAGCCGAGGATCAAGATATCTACGATCCACAAAGCCAAAGGTGGCGAGGCGGATAACGTCGCCGTTCTTTTAGACTCATCAAAACTTTGTGTCGAAAGCGAAGATCAAGACAGTGAGGTTCGCACCTTTTATGTTGGCATAACTCGTGCTAAAAAGACATTGCATCTTATTGAATCGACATCACAATACGGATTTGCGATATGAAAGACAGAAAGTATTTTTTGGACACAGCCGAAGGGTTGATCAATGGACCGAGGGCCAAGGAATATGGTCCAGCAAAGATGAACCATGAGCGTATTGCAAAGATATGGGGTATCATTCTTGAGCGTGAGATAACACCTGAAGAAGTTGTTGCCTGTATGGTGGGGCTAAAGTTGGCACGTCTGGCAGAAGATATCAGCAAAGACGATTCATGGGTAGATATCATAGGCTATGCCGCACTGGGTGGGGAGATTATTAACGATGAAGGTTGATTTGTTTGATCCAGAAAACGAAGACTGGTTGCCGCCATCAAGTTTTCCAGACCTGACAGGGTGTGACAGGATAGCCATAGATTTAGAAACAAAAGACCCAAACCTAACTACGTTAGGCCCAGGCTGGTGTCGTGATGATGGATATGTCATAGGGTATGCGGTTGCTGCGGGAGACTTTGTTGGGTACTTCCCCGTAAGACACAAGTCAGGAAACCTACCAGAAAAAACTGTGGTAAACTGGTTGAAGAAACAGTTGGCTACACCTCACATAGAAAAGGTCATGCACAACTGTATGTATGACCTTGGTTGGCTGCGCTGGGCAGGCATCGAAGTGCAGGGCAAGATTATCGACACGATGATAGCCGCACCACTTCTGAATGAACACAGAAGATACTACAATCTGAACTCTTTGTCCGGTGAATATCTGGGCGAATGGAAGAACGAAAAGATGTTGCGGTCTGCGGCAGACATGTATGGCGTGGATCCAAAGGCTGAGATGTGGAAGTTGGACTCTACATTTGTGGGCAGGTACGCAGAACAAGATGCGTCTGTCACCTTACGTCTGTGGGATAGGTTACGGGCTGACCTTGTAAGCGACGAATGCACAGGCATATTTGATCTAGAGTCAAGCCTGTTGCCAGTTCTTTTGGACATGAAAACTCGTGGTGTACGGGTTGACATTGACAAAGCTGAACGTGTGCAGAAAGATTTAAAGCAACGTGAAGATGTCTTGTTAGCGGAAATAAAGGATCTTACCCAAGTCAATGTCGAACCGTGGGTCGCTACATCTATAGCAAAGGCGTTCGATGCCGTTGGGTTGACGTATGATAGGACAGAAAAAACGAATGCGCCTGCCTTTACAAAACAGTTTCTTGCGAACCATGACCACCCACTTCCACAAAAGATTCTGCGACTTCGTGAGTTTAATAAAGCCAACACGACTTTTGTTGAGACTATACTTCAGCATTCGCATAATGGTCGTATCCATTGTGATTTTAATCCTCTTCGTTCAGATGAAGGGGGCACAGTCACAGGACGATTTTCTTCGTCCAACCCGAACCTCCAGCAAATCCCGGCAAGAGACCCAGAAATCAAAGCGATGATTCGTGGTTTGTTCATCCCAGAAGAGGGATGTAAGTGGGGTTCATTTGACTATGCCTCACAAGAACCACGCTGGCTTGCCCACTATTGTTCTACACTAAAAGGTGCAAATCGTCATCCACAAATTGATGACGTTGTAAAAATGTACAACGAAGGTGAGGCTGACTTTCATCAAATGGTGGCTGACATTGCTGGTATCAGCCGCAAGCAAGCTAAGACAGTTAACCTTGGAATTATGTACGGCATGGGGCGTGGCAAGCTGGCTGGTGTAATGGATATCACAGAAGATGAAGCTAAAGAATTGTTAGGCCAGTACCATGACAAAGTCCCTTTTGTAAAAGGCATAGCTGATTTTGCAATGGACAGGGCACAAACCATAGGACATATCCGAACGTGCTTGGGTCGTAAGTGTAGGTTTGACATGTGGCAACCTAAGTCATACGGTTATAATAAAGCCTTACCACTGGAAGAAGCAGCGAAAGAATATGGTGGTAAAGCTGCCATCAAACGTGCTTTTACATACAAGGCACTGAACAGATTAATTCAAGGGTCAAGTGCAGACCAAACAAAGAAAGCAATGGTTGATTGTTATGCAGAGGGTTTGCTTCCAATGCTAACAGTGCACGATGAACTTTGTTTTAACATAGAGAATGACGAACAGGTAAAGCGAATAACAGAAATCATGACAACCTGTGTTCCTAATTTAAACATACCGTTTGAAGTTGATTCCGCAATCGTAGATAACTGGGGGGAGGTGGAGTAAAAAATGTTTACCGCAATCTTAGTAGCCTGTCACGCATACACAAATGTGGGTTGCTTTATGCTGACTGATGACAGGGGTCCATACAAAACTATGGAACAGTGTGAAGAACGCATCGATGAGATGTTAGCAAACACAATAAAAGTGTGGCTTGATCACAAAGCACCGTTAGTTGTAACAGGATGGAATTGTAAAAGAGATGTATCAGAAACCTGAGTGCTGGTCATGTGGGCATGACTTGATATGGGGCGGTGACCACGACTATGAAGATGCAGATAACAGGGAATATATTCAATCAAACCTGTCCTGCTCCAACTGTGATGCGTTTTATCTGTACTATCAGCCTATAGATTGCGTTATTCAGCCCATAGATGCTGATTCTGAGGGACCTGAAGGTAGTTAGACACGACCATCGTTGCTGAAGGCCCTGAGAATCGATCTTTTTATTCAGTAAAAACAACAGCTTGGGTTTGAGTGTCTAATTCACATGCTACCTCTCCTTGGCAGCAATCATCGATTATCTGACCACATGTAACACATTGTTCGTGTCCGTGTACATAAACTGTCTTCAGATTACCCTGACACCGTGGGCATCGGGGTGAGCAGTGTTCTTTACTCTTCATCTGCCAGTGCCCTCATGCGCGTTACCAAACGACGTGCGCGGTTCGGCACCTGCGTATACCACTTCGAGTCGACCATCTGATCGGCTGCTTCATTGAAGTTTCGTGCGTCTACCCCAGCCTTCATTCCGACAAACTTTGATAGGCGGGGATACCCCAGGTTGAACATCATGTTTGCAATGATAAGCTGACACTCTTCTGGCAGGTCATCCCAGTCTGGGTACAGGCGGTGACAGTCCTCAAGTGTAACGGCGATGTCCAACTTGAACACGTTGTCCACACGTTCCTGTTCAATGACTGTACCAACAGGCTTGCCGTACTCAGGGTCATCCTTTTTTATGAGGTGACCAATTCCAAAAGTTGGCAAATTTAAGTGGTCCAAATATATTTCGTACTTGCAGCCCTCATCAGAAGCAAGCTCCTGACGTAGCTGATCTATGGTTGTAGATTTCATCTTGTCCTCTGTGCTATCTGTAAGTTTCGTTCACGCTCAACTGGGTTGTCACCCAAGAGCGAAGGATCGAGGTTCGCGGTATTAAGTGCGGGGACCGCCATTTGGGCAGGTGCGGCCCCCGCTTGCGCTGCCGCTGGAGGAGGGACGGCTGCTGCAACTGGTTGTTCAGGTGTTTCCAGTTGAGATGTTTCGTCTAATATAGAACGTCGCATTTCAAGAAGTGTCTTTGGTTTGTAGCCTAATGGTTCTTCCCCTTCAGGAAGAAATTCTGTCAACTTCATGTTTTGAAATTCATTTCTTATTTGCGCCAACTGATTAACAGGAACCATGTCACCACCGTAGTCACGTTGTGCTCGATTTACTTGAACCACAATGTTGTCTGGTATTCTTACAGGTGTAAACTGACCGTCATATACAGCTTCCCAGTTTGCAATCTTTTGTTTCTGTAGTTCTCTTCTAATCTCAGACTTCTTCATCCCCAATGCTTCCATCTTTCTTATAAGACGGTGCATTTTGTTTTGTATAACGAACGCCCTTTCGTTCATGTTACGGTACGCTTCGAGTACATTGTTTGCAGATAAAGGAGACACTTCTCCTGTGCGCAAAGCCCTGTTAAATAAAGACTGCGGTTTTCTAGCTTCGTCGTTGTACTCAAGACCACGATACATTAGCGCACGTTTAGGTGTAACTTTGTATTCCCCAATTCCTGTAAACAGCCTGACTACTTCTTCACCAATCTGTCGGACATTACCCCTGTTATCACTCCCTGCGCCAAGCGCAACGGCAATCCTGCCGTTCATCTCTAGGTCTCCACCAAGGATAAAACTTCTTTCAATTTTTGTGGTCTCTGGGTCAACTTTGGCAAGTTCGCCAAAAGTTTCTCGTACTATGCCGGGGTTCAGCGACTCAGCAATATGGATAAATGACTTAGCTATCTTTGTGCCAACACTATCCACGTCACCTTCGTTCCAAACACGAGCACCTGTTCTTGTTCTACCTTGACGACCAACTACGTCAGCTATTCTTTCTGCAAAGATTGATTCTTCCGCAAAAGGACTTAGCATCTCTGACAGCATTTGAATACCTGCGTTTGTTGCAATTTCTGCTGCGTTTAAATTAAGTTCGTTGCCTTTGTTTATTTCGTTTAGTATGCCTGCAATCGGACGTTTCAAATAGTCATACGGGTTAAAGAAACTGTAGTCCACATATCCTGTAATCTGACCATCTTTGTCAACAGAAGTCGGTATAAGTGTACTGTTCTGACTCCAGGGTGGGGCTATTTCACGCAGCGCGTCAAGAGCTTCCGCTGTCACTCCTGTCATATACATTCCAAACTGTTGCACCGCTGGCCCTGCCACTGAGGTTGTTAAAGTTAGTCCTGTTAAACGACGGCGACCTATGTCCCTTAAAGCCTGACCCTGTAGGTATCTTGTATTGTCGCCACCACTTTGCATAATTTGACGGCCTTCTTCCATTATCCGCCTGCCCTCTTGCACTTCGTCAACAGAACGCTTTAGAATGTTTGTGGTTGTACGAACTATCTCCGCAGGAAAAGCGATAAAGTTACCAATAGGCAGCTTACGAAGGTCTTTAACAAACTGAGGAACACGGTCGTAGTTGGGAACTGTATTCTTTACAATGTCAGCAGCGTAATCATTTAAGTCTCTGAAGCCTCTTTGTCTGGCATACCTTTCAGCTAACTCTTTGTTGCCCCTAAAAGCGTTTATTAACTTTGAGCGTTCAAAGTCAAAGCTGTAAATCTTCCAGATGTCGTCACCGCCTTGATACAAATCTCTGGCCCCTTTATCTATGCTACTGATAAACTGACCAAGCTTGCCTCTAGCTTTTTTCTGTGCAAGGTTTACGCCATACTGGTCAAACTCTCCCCCGCGTGTAACTGCTAGTCCGTCATCTATAATGCGATCAATCTCACGAATCTGTGCTTGTGTTCCAATGATACCATTCTCTTGCAGCATCTGATAAAACTCTGCGCGTTTTTCTGGTGCAGTTCTTCTAAGATTCTCAAGAACCAAGGACACAGACTCACCAACATTTGCGCCACGTCCCCAGTTTCCGTTAGCCGCAGCAAACAAGGCAGCAGAAGTTACGTTACGGATTTGTGTTATGGGGCTGAAGACTGTTGCTGCTTTCTGTGCAAAACCTTTACCCAGCATAAAGGTGCTGTAAAGAAGGTTAATTATGGGTGCTGTTTCATACCAAGTTGATCTGGTTATGTCGTTGTACACTCCACGCTTAACCCATGTCTCACCAGTGGAGATGGGGTTACCATCATCGTCTAAATTATTTTTTCTACTTCTGGACTGAAGTGTACCTGTGCCATCTTCTGTAAGCTCAACGTACTTTGCTTTTTCTTCAGGAGCAAGACGGTTGTATACATCTCCGCCTATGATATCAGAGTCATCTGCTAACCTGCCGCCCTGCACAAGATTGGGGTCCAATACTTTTGTTGAGTCCATAAAAGAATAGAATCTTTCTTTGGCTATAAACTCTGACATATCAGCCATCGTAGCAGCAAAAGCATCTACTGGATTTTTAATTTCACCCAACATCAAACGAATGGCTTCGTTATCCACACGTCTTGGAGCAAGAAGACCTGTCTTTAGTTTGTCTCTAATAATCCTGCCAGACACTTTATCCTCAAGACCAACGCCCACTTTTTTGCGATATTTGTTTGCAATTGAATCAAGTATTTCATCAACAAACTGAGGTGCAACGCCACCGTCTGTACGAATTCCAAGTTCTTCACCTTCACCTAATGGACGCACAATTTTTTGATACAAATCTTTTGTTGTGTTGTAGTTAGCGGGGTCAGACAACAAATTAGACGCTGCGTTTCTGTTTTGAATATATTCCTGAGATGGACGTATGTTTTTGGACGAGTTTCCAAAATATGCATCAGGGTCGTCAAACACTCTGTACTTTTTACGAAGATAGGACCCAAGATTAGACAGTATCTCTTCTTGTGCATCTTCTCCAAGCTGCTGCGTGAAGTAACGTGACTGTGATATATCTAATGTCAAATCATCTATTTGACGTCGCATTCTTTGCGCAGCACGTCTAACCTGTGGAGTGGGCAGTGAGTTTAGTAAAGCCTGCCGACCTTCTGGTGTTTCTTCTGTTAAAAATCTATAGACACTATTTAAAATTTCTGCTCTTTCAAGAGCGGTTGACCTGCCGCGCATGAATCGACCAAGTCTTGTGTTTGTACCAAGTTCCTTGTCAATTGCATCTTCAAGCTGCTTCATTGTACGACCAGCTTTGGTAGCGACAGAATCAAGGTAGCCTTGCATCCCGCCCCGAACTTCTGCTACATCCTCGGCAAGGTTGCCTCTGAATCTAAACCTTGCCATCAGTCCTTGATAAACGTCACCAACTGTAGTGCCTGGACGACCTTTGGTTAGCTTTAAAATTGTGTCGTTAACCTGTGTATTAGCTATTGACTCTGCAAGCCTAGAGTTACCCGCCGCCTCCGCCGCCGCTCTTAATTTAGTAACAGTAGGTACAGCAACAGCTTCCAATCCTGCACCTGTGATATCAGCGACAGGCTTGCCCATAATAGCTAATCCTTTTATGGCATACGGTACACCAGCAAAAAGCGCGCTTGCTTCTGCCCCTATCTTCAATTTGTTTTCTAACAAACGAAGAGCCTCTTCTTTTCCGGTTAAACCAACGCTTTTATCTGTAAGTGTTGGCCCACCTTCTACGAAGTCACCAATAGTCATGGTGCCGTCACTAGCAACGATTGTGTCAGCTAACCCTGCTGCGCCCACCTGCTGCGCCTGTAATATTCTACGCTCACCTTTTGTTATGGCGCGAGTCGGACCACCAATAGATGCGCGACCCTGACGAACCGCTCGATCTAATCTACCCAGACGGGACAACCTAACTGCGGCTTTCGCAGCAAGACCACCGGGAAGAATAAATTGAGTCGCAACTTCTGCTAATTGACCGGGCAAGCCTACAGGGTCAAGACCAAGATAGTCTTGCAGTGCTTCGCTTTCTTCTTGAATCCTGTTGGCGTAGTCTGTGTCAAAGAAGTAATCCGACGGCAGCGCAAGCAGTTCGCCGATACCCTGCCCCGCTTTAATGGCACCCGCTCCAACACCCTCTGCAATCTCTTGCAGGAAACCTTCGGACTCAGTTTCGGGGTCCACGGTCCGCTCTGCACTAACCCGTGTCTTACCTTCTCTACCAGCCTCGCCAAAGTAAGACGGCAGTGCTGGTTCTTCCTCAGTTTCTATACCAAGAAAGTCCTCTACTTGACGACGTGCTTCGTCATCGGACAGTTCTTTTGGCACACCGTAGTTCTTGCCGTTGTACCGAAAGACTCTGTATCCCTCCTGAAGTTTAGCCATTAGCTTGCCTTCGGAACAACTTGTCCCTGTGCGTTAAGAGTGTACCCAGCTTCATTCAAAGCAGCAACAATGTCTTCTATCCGCGCCCCTGCTCTTTCTGCCTGACCGATTAAGAAGTCTGCATCTCTTTCATTTGCAGCTACTTCTGGAATTTTTAAGTAATTTAAGAAGAATACTGGTGTGGTTTTATTGTCTTCAAGAATCCGCGCATTTAAAAATACTGTAGCAATACCACGACTCATACCAAGACTTTGTAATGCAGCAATTTGCAATGCAGTTGCACCGGGTCTTGCATCAGGAAACACTTGAGACAGGGCATCTTTATACGCTTGAGATTGCTTGGTAGCGTAACTTGGATCTTTTGGATCAACCCCTGACATGGCATCAGCAACAAGTCCATCCAAAATTCTAAGTTTATCAGGACGTTTTTGAAGCTTAATAATTTCAAGATTGATAGCCTGGTTTTGTGCGTCTTGTGTTTCTTTATCTTTAATACCCAGCGTAAGAGCAAGTAATTGTCTTTCTGACTCTCGTTCAGTTCTTTTGTCTTTTGCTTCTAGATACTCATCAAAGGTTCCCGGTGCCGCAGTCGCTGCCGCTGCCAAAGGTTTATCACCTTGTGCGCCACGCGCTGCCATGTCTAAGAAGAACTTAGTAAGATATTCCCTACGCAGGTTCTTTGCCTTTGGTAACGGCGCATATTTTTCTAGCAAGTCAGCTTTTTCTTCTACAAACTTGTCGATTGATTTTTGTGACTTCAAAGCTTTTAACATATCAGACACAGAAACAGCAGCAAGAGACCTCACGTTTGTCTCTGTGTTTTGCTCTTCATTTTCTGTTTCGGAGCTTGATCTAGGTATGGGTATCGTAACACGCGGTATGTTTATGACATCAGGGTCTTGCTGCTGGGGGCCACCGCCTGTTCCTCCATCTACAGTGGGAGGAGGATTAATAGGGTCACCTCCTATTGTAATGTTTGGGTCGTCCTCAGTGGGAAAACCACCAAAGTTTGATGATGCTGGGTACACTACAGGCTGATCCATAAAGTCTCTTACTGAAGACTGATTACGCATCACCGCCTCCATCAACTGAGGGCTAGACCCCATGATGCCAACAGGATCATTTCGATTATACACCGCAGGATTTCTAAACATTCTACGCCGAAGGATTTCGCTTTGTACAAGTGATGGGTTACGCATTACCATGTCAGCCTCCGAACATGTTGTTGAAGAAACCACCTGACAACCCAGCACCAAGTAGTCCAATGCCTGTGGTCATCAAGTTCGGTGAAGGTGCCTGCGATGTTGTGTATGTTGACTGCATGGCTGGAACACCACGGAACAAGTCCGACATGAAACCAATCTGCTGGAAAGGTAATGCCTGTCGGGCAAGTTCGTTTGCTCTAGCAACATCAAACTCAGACTGTTGCTGCCGCTGTTGCAGACTACCTATGCCCATCATCGTATTAATGTCTTGCATTCCCATTTGCTGCTGCGCCTGACCAAGCCCTGCTTGTAAACGTGCAGCATTTTGTGCGGCCTGCTGCGCCTGTTGAAAACCTTGTTGTCGAAGCTGTCCAGCAGAACGTGCCTGCTGTTCTAATGTCTTACCTGCTAGGTCTGCTTGCGCCACACCAAATCGTGAGCCACCGAATGCACCAGAGGCAACTCCAGACCCACCGAGTCCTGCCTGTGCTTTCTGCCCCTGAGTTGCAATGTCTTGCATTGTTTGCTGGACAACTTGATTTTCAAACGGATTCATAAACTGTGAGGCACCGCCCGGTCCTGCGAACTGAGCCGCCCGGTCAAGAAATGGTTGATAAGAACCAACACCCTGCTGCGCCAAAGATATTGCTCGTTGCTGCCCTTCCGATAGCCCCGCAAGTTGCTGTGGTGCAAATGGCTGCGGCGTTCCTTTAAGAGCTTGTGCCTGTGCAAAAATGTCTTTCAGGAATTGTTCCTGAAAACCGGGAAGTCTTTGTTCTTGTATTACAGTTTGTGTTGACATTATGCTGTTGCCTCTAGTTCTGACATCATATCATATAAACGTGCGGCACCGATATCTCTATCTCCACCGCCTGCACCCCGAACAGCTTTAGCTGTTAAAACAAACTCACCGTCGGAGAGTCTTGCTGGCACAGAGTCTGATGTTCCTGTACCCGGTCCATCAACCTCACCACCGCCTGCATGTACATCCCCACCATGAGCAAGCCCAATATACCCAGAAGAGCGACGAACGGGACGATACTGGTCAGTATAATAGTTATACCCCGGCTTCTGGAGTTCTCTAAGTTCATCTGCATATTGTTCCATATCCGTCGGGTCATTCACATCATACTCTTTTCCTGAACGTCCGACAACCGATCCAAAAGCCTGACCCGGCGGTCCTTCTGGTCTTCTTCCACCACCGTCTTCCTCTTCTTCACCAATCAAGCCACCTAATAAAGAAGCTCCAGCCAATCCTAAACCAAGTTTTTGTGCACCACTCATGTCGTCAAACAAAGAGAAAATACCGCTGCCTTTAGCTGCCCCACCTTTTGCCGCAATTGCATCAGCCACTTGTCCTTGAATTGTTTTCGCCAAAGCCTGTTTTGAAATAGGACTACCCATGCCCATCATTGCCCTGTTCTTAAAGCTTGGTATTAAGTTTCCTATACCACCGCCACCACCGCCAGCAAAGCCAAGCTTACCTGCTCCGTAACCTATAGCACCACCAATAGCTGCATTTGTTAAAGCATCTTCAACTGATTTACCTGCTGCTAGTGACCCAATACCAGAACCAATTGCAGCACCCATTGGTCCGCCGCCTACTGCAAAACCAACCACGCCACCAATTGTGGGTAAAAGTTTTTTAAATTTTTTAAATAAACCCATTACGCAACCTTTACCGTTCCGCCATCATTATACAAGGTCCCAGTTTCGAGGTCCGTCGCTGAAGTAGGTAGATCCGTCAGCGTCAACCTGGTCCCCCGCATCTCACCGGGGTTACGCTCCTGTTCAATAAATACTTCCAGTGAACGTATAAGGTCCGCCATATACTGTTGTGTATACTCGATCGGCGGTTCTGGGAGCCTTGGTGGTGCAACCTGATTACTTGACATTATCTTCTACCGTCCTGCCTTATGTCCACACGAGGGCTACCTAACTTCCATTTAGACCCTAATGCATTTGATTCTACACGAAGTGCAAAGGAACGTCCA